TTTGTAGCTCCGCATATTTATCGGCGGTCATGTCTGCAATGCCAAGCTCTTGTGCCGCCACTTCTTTAAGTTGGTTTTTCATTTCCGGGAAGACATTGATGATTGACATCATGTCTTGCCCTTGAACCTTACCGTTGGCAATCATTTGCGCCCACTGAGTAGCAAAGTTTTCAACGGCTGCATCGGTTTGACCAAATGCATCTTGCAAGGTCAAAATGGCTTGTGTTTGCTGTTTGGTCAACTCGGTGTTGTGGGTAACGGCATAAAATTTTTGGTTCATGCCGTCAACCATTTCGGTTGAGTTAGCCGCAGCTTGCGCCATTTGGTTGGTCATATCAACCATTTTCTTGCCTTCTTCAGCGTTACCCGTCAAAGTTAACCAAGTGGCATTCATGGTTTGTTGGTATTTAACGTACTCGGCACTGGATTGTGCGATTTCGTCAAACTTGCCTTTGATAGCTCCCAACGCATTTTGAAAACCGTTACTGATTAGGTTAGCTGCGAACGTAGCGCCAAAGATACCTTTCAGCCGTGAGGTTTTATGTTCAGTCTCACTGACTTCACTTCCTAAGCGTTTAAAGCTCTCTTTCAAGCGTCCAATGAATGTGCTAGACCGTTGGCTTTGCTCAATTTCATCATTCAGTTTGTCAGCGGCATTCCTGGTGTGTGCTAAACTTGTTGCCGTTTCGTCTAAACGTTGCTTTTGCTTGCGGTATTCATCGCTAGTCTTCCCAGACTGTTTAGCGACACGCTCAAGCATTTCTTTTTGGGTCTCATACTGCTTATTTAAATTAGTAATCGAACCCTTGTATTGCTTAAGTTGCTCTTGCCTAGCTTCATCTTCCTTGCCTTCTGCCTTAAGACGCTTGATGTAAGTGTCTGAAGCTTCGTTTTGGGCTTTGTACTCACGTTGTAATTCAGAAAGCCCAGATTTATGATAATCTAGGCTATTTTTTGCTTGCCGTTGTTGGTTTTCCAACGATGCCAAACGTGTTGTCGCTTGGTCAATCTGTTGTTGGTACTTAAGGTACTGTTCAGCAGTTTCAGCGGTACTTCCTTTAAGTTGAGATTGTTCTTGTTTCAGTTTCTCAATCTTATGTTGTTGATTTTGGATAGCATTGCCCAAACCGTCATACTTAGCTTGTGCTGCACCTAAATAGTCTCCAGCGCTACGCATTTGGCTCTCTTGCGCCTTCCATGCGTTCGTAGAGCTATTGACTAACTGAGTTAGTCGTTTAATCGAGTTGGCCGCTTGTAACGTGTCTAAGGCGATTTCAGTGGACATGGTAGCTTGTACTTTTGCCATGTATTATTTTTTCCTCCTTTCCTTAAATATTTAGAGTAAAGATGTTGGGTCTACCATCCTATCTTCTTCCTCTTTTGCGTTTAGAATCTTCATCAACTCGTAATAATCGGTATCGTAGTACTGATCTAGTGTCCACCCAAAACCTTGAATTGATTTCTTAGCTATGAGTTTTAAGTCCTCGATGCTATTTTCTAAATCAAAAATCTGTTCCCCTTTAGACTTTAGTCTTTTGGGTCGGTTTCACCAGTGGCGTTTTCAAGTTGTTCGTCAGTCAAACCGTACATATAGCCCACCAATTTTTCGGCAATCTCTTGTGTACGCTCATTGTCCAAGTCAAGCAATTTGTCATAGGCTTCATCATCCAAGTTAAGAACGGCACGAATGAAACCGAGCATTTCTTTAAGAATTGTGAAGCTTGCTTGCGCTTGCTCTTGTGTGTCACCATCTTCGACAGTATCACTAATCTTAAGCACTGCCAATTGGTACTCGTGCATACGCAAAACATTGCGGTTGCTTGTTGTCACTTTGAATGCTTTCTTACTGATTTCTGGAATTTGAATAGTTCTGATTTCCATTTTATCTTTACTCCTTTTTAACAAAAATAGAGGTCAGGCCATGAGCCCGACCTCTTGCGAATTATTTAGATTATCCACCGACTACTGGTGTACCAGCGAGAACATATCCACCAAATACTTCTTTGAACATGTTAGCTTTATCAAAAGTAGATGCTCCAGAATAGTATTTCTTGTAAGGCTCACCACCAAACGCATCCGCTGACAAGGCATTGAATGTCATGTTATCATCTTGGCGAGTTTGAGCAGTATCGGTATCTGTAGCAACGTTTTGAGTTGATTCTTGCATAATACCGTTAGCAAAACCGAAGAACACTGAGTGTTTGCGGTCAAGTGTTTCAGATTCAATCAATACCGCTGTGTGTGGTTTCTCACCATCCATCACGTAACCACCCTTGCCGTCTGGTTTAAAACCAAGCATTTTTTGTTTGATTTCAAAGTCAAGGTTGTTGAAGTCGAAAGCGACCGTTGGTGAACCTGGGGCAATCATTACATCTTGTACTGAGTTGTTCCCTGGAATCTTAGTCGCTTGACCTTCCAAGTTGGAAATGTTAGCGGTACGAGTACCAAGCATTTTAGAATCGACTTCGATAACGCCTTCTGCCGAAAGCCCTTCGTTGCCTTTAAGTAGTTTTTGGGTTTTAGGGTCAACCAAAGCAAGGCGGACCATTTTCAAACCTACAATTGCCATATAGTATTTTCTCCTTGTTAAATTAGCTTATCGAGAGCAACAAAAAAGACCGCCGTAATCTGTAACGTATCGGGGTCTATGCTATGTTCTCTCATGTCTGTAATCGAGTAATGTTCAGATTTTAGGAATTTCAGCAATTCCATTTCAAAGGCTTCAATATCAAAATTAATATCAGCCTTATAGAAGATCTGTACCTCTACTCTATCCGTTTTACTGAAAAAGGTATTGTTTCCGCTCAAGTCAAGGGATGGGTTGCTTTCTGTGAGCAAAACGATTGTCTTATCGGTGTTTTCTTCGAGCTCTTTAGGCAAGTTGTTTGCATATACTTCGCTTATTTCACCAAATTCTTTGCCGTCAATTAGCTCTTTTAGTTTTACGGTTGCTAGCACTTAATCACTTCCCTCCTTTTCTGCGAATGAGTTTCTCATATTCCTCTTTTTCTGCCAATAGCACTTTCCTTTGGACAGCGCTATCGTTTTGGACATTGGTAACGAAATGATCAGCACGATATTTTTTCGTACCGTCATTTAATCGTCTAGCATTTTGGGCGTGGTAGTTATTCTTCCATCCCACTGTTGCCACACCGTTCTTTCTGCCGTCCGCATTAGTGGATTGGACAGATAAACCGTCAGCCATGTGCCCATACTTCAAATGTTTCTTATTTGAGTAGTGTTTCTCACGGGTTACATCTTCTAACTCCTTTTGAAACACCTTTGCGCCAGCGGTGGTTATTTTAGCTTGTTCCGCTGGTGTTAAATCGCCAATACTGGCTACTGTTTCAAGCCAGCCCTCTAGCGCCTTATCAAGCCCTACCATAAGCCGTCACCCAACTTTCTTGCGCTTGCGTAAAGTCAGAAAGTCGTAGCGGTTAAGCCCAAAGTTTTCATTTGGACTAACTCGCACAATATCATACTGAGTGCCATTTAGGACGGCCACTTGACCTTCAATCACTTTGGCATTGTGGCGGATAACGATTACTCTTGTGTCGCTTTCGCCATTTTGTTGAGCCAAATACTCTTGATTGAGTGTGCGAGTGTGGGGTTTATAATGCAGCGTAAACTGTTTCACGAATTTTGGCACGCTCACACCCGTAAACTTGTTAGGGGTGCTTTGGTATGTACCAAAATCAGCCTTGAAACGAAAGTCTGAGGGTAAATATCTAACTTTAGGCATTAGTCACCTCTTTCTTCACTGTACGTTGCGTATAAGCCCCTTAATTGCCCGATTATGCTATTCAATGTGAGATTGACAGGATAAGTCACCGTGTCTGTTAAAGCCACTCTATAGGTGAAATATGAGCTTGTGAGGGCTATTACAGCCGTGTCGTATAGAGATTCTACACTTTCGAGGTCATAGAATTTCTTATCGCTACCGACTGCATTGATAATGTACTGTTGAGCCGATTCAATGTAAGCTGGAATGAGTGCAGTGTCGTCTGTCTCATCCAGATTAAGAGTCTGCATGATAGTTTCCTTAGATACACTCATTACTTACCTCCTAATTAGGCTCCTGGTGTAAGATTAGCTTTTTGGTCAGCGATTGCTTTGAATGACGCTGGAACAAATGCTTCTTCATCAGTTTTAACAACATCAAAACGGTCAATGACACGTACTTTAGTAGTGTCAGTTTCGAAAGCTCCACCACCAATGTTAGTAGAGAGCAATGACAAGTGTTGACGGTCAAAGAGTGTTACCGCTTGTTTCAAGTCACCAAAGTAAAGCGGCATAGCTCCACCAGTACCATTAGCAAGCCAGCGGTCAGAAACTTCTTTAACTGTGAAACCGTCGATTGAGTATCCTGTAGGTGATTTCACATCACGTTCCATGAGGTAATCACCCATTGCATTCTTAACTTTCTTAAGGGCAGTAAAGCCTGAAGTGTTAGTCAAGAAGAATGATGTTTGTTTGATTGCTGGGTCAACTTTAGCTTCAAGGTCAATAATGTCATCCCATTTAGCCAATGTTGGTTTAGTTGGAAGTGTTGCGATAACTTCCAAGATAGCTTTGTTACGAGTAACAACGACTTTCTTAGCAATCCATCCAGACAGCCAAGCAAGGATATTTTCAGCAGAATCAGCAAGCAAGCTGTTAGTTACTGTTGAAATTCCAGCATAACGTTTGATTGTGTAGCGGATAAGAGAAAGTTTTGGATCGTCATTAGCGCCGATTTGGCCAGCTTCATCATCAATTTTAGTAAGTCCAGTAATGTCGGCCCATTTTTCGTAAACGCGAGAACCAGTAAGAGTGGTTACGTTTTCGACATTAACATACTCTTGCAATGAATCATATTGACGAACCAATGTATTGATAGCTGTACGAATATCTTGTGGGATAGTCAAGCCAGCGTCAGCACCAGTGCCGTCTGTTTTTGAATCAAGCAAGTTTTGGTAACGACCGCGAACGAGGTTTTTGAAGTCTTTAACAAAAGCGTCTTTAACTTCTTCTTCGTTCTTAGTCAATGGTTGTTTTTCTTCTTCAGTCATGTTAGCCACTTCGCTAGCACGAGCTTCAGTATATTGTTCTTTGAACATGTCACGTTTCATTTTCGCAGTGTCACGTTCGTTCTTGATTGCTTGCAATTCTTCAGCGGTAACTGAATCGTCAAGCATAGCTACGTTAAGTTTTTCATTAAGATTTTCGACCTTGTCGCCTTGTGCAACCCAAAGGTCATGCAATTCGTTTGATGTTTTCATCAATCATCTTCCTTTCATTTTTCAAGTAGAATAGCCAATTTCTGCTCACGCAATGAATTGGTTTTAGGTGTAGCAATCATATTCTTAAATTTAGTGATTGCTGATTTGCTTGGTAGTTGATGTACGGCGTTAGTAACCATGATTTCTTCTTCATCGTTGTCGAAGAACATGATTTCATCCGCAAAGCCTTTATCGACAGCAGTTTTAGCATTAAGCCATGTTTCTTTAGCCATGAGATCAAGTAATTCTGGTTGTTTAAGCCCAGTTTTCATTTCATAAGCTAATGCGATAGACTCATCAATGCTATTCAATACTGCTGATTGATGTTCTAAGTCATCGCTATTACCAACAATACCAGTAGACGCTTTATGAATCATGATATGCGCCGTTGGACTGATACGCACGGTATCGCCAGCCATAGAAATGACACTCGCAGCACTAGCCGCAAGTCCTTGCACATTAACCACAATACGCTTGCCGCTAGCCTTAAGCATGGTATAGATTTCGCTAGCTGCAAACACATCCCCACCATTAGATGCAATATTAAGCGTAATTTCTTCGTCTTCATCGTTAGCGATGGCATCTTGTACCAGTTTTGGATAGGTACTAGACATGCCAAAGTATTCATAAAATGCCCCAGCATCATCGCTTACAATATCGCCTTTAATGTCAATCTTGCCCATTTATCTCACCTCCTTTCAATGTGGTCCTATTAGGGTTTTTACCCTCTGGCAACTCTTTAGGTAGAATTTCAGCTTGTTGCAAAATATACAAGCCTTGATTCTGTGCGAGCGTGCCACTTTTAACCATGCTATTGATACGGCTGATATAGTTAGCACCAGTCGGATCAACCGCTGGGAAAATATCCGCATCAACATCACACGAAAGTTTTTGAGACAGCTCACTGAGAAATGGTCTTAAATAGCGTACGACTGCTTTAGAATACACATTAGAACTCATTTCTAGTGAGGATTGTTGATCTCCTTGTCCTCCGACAACGTTTTCTGGGATACCGTAGACTTTCGCAAATTGTCCGGTCGTCCAGTCCGCTTGCTTAAGTAGTTGGGCCACGTTGGATTTAATTTCAAGAGGTGTGAAATCCTCTAAATCATCCAGTACCAACGGACCGCCTTGCATTTGCTTCATCGCTTGTCGAGAGCGTGAGACCTTGGTTTTGAAATCGAGCAAACCACCGCCTTTAATTTTTAAAATACCATTGGCGTTAAGGGCATTCTTAAGAGAGTTAAGCGTTAGCTTATCACTGGCCTTTTGAATGTCTAATTCTCTACCCAACGCCATCAAAGGACTTACGCTTGTCAAACCACCGTCCACAGATAGCAGTCTGAAATGTAAGATATCGCTTTGTGGAACATGCTGTTTTGGTGGAATGCGTGGATCATCAAAAGTGATGTTGTAGTAAAGACCGTTCTGATTGTCCATTCGGTTAAATGAGACTTGAGACGGTCTTAAATACTCCCACTTCATATCACGCCCATTGTCATTTCGCCATCGGTAAGCAAAGGCTTCACCACCCAAAAGCATTTGAGCAAAAATAGACTGGTAGAAATTAAAGCGGTTAGCATTGTTTGATGGGTTATCCACGATACCTTGTAATTGTTTTCGGCTAGTCGTTAGCTTGGCAGTCGCAAGGTCGTTAGATAGCTGACTGATAATAGAGAATAGGTCTGAGTTTTTAAGAGCAGTTTCGGCTGAAACCCACTCACTACCATTCAAGGTTGCTAAAAACTCTGGATCAGTAATATCAAAAAAGCCCCCTTGATTGCTCGGTGGGCTTTCGGTTGCTAAATTAAATACCGGCAATCGTTATCACCTCCTTTCTAGCCTTTTTTCGCAGCTAGTTCACTTACTAGCCCAGCTAGTACGAATGTGATTGTCATACTAACACCGAACCACACATAGCCAATATGGTAAGTGGTGACATTAAGCGAAATTGCAGCTAAAATGAACATCAAAATGTCAAAAATAGCCCAAATCGCCTTAAAAAATTTCAAAATCATGTATTAATACTCCTCTAATAGCCCACTATCTGGGTTTTTTAGCCAATTCAAAACGGCTTCCTGGCTCATGTGTTCGACCTTCCATGTTGGATTGTTGGTAATAGCGTAATCTTCGAACGCATACATTCCGTCATAGAATGCGTCGATAAGAGCGTCCACTACGTCGATTTTGTAAGTAGATTTCATTTTGTCTACTTGAATACCGATGTTATCTTCCTTGATTACCGCATTTATCAGTGATTTTCGCATGATTTCATCGTCTAAACGGGTAATGTTCCCCTCGATAAAGAGCGTTTGAAGGAATTTTGTCGGGTCTTTTAACTCACTGGTGCGCTGTCTAATAGGCATCATTGGGAAACTGGTGTTAGATTCCAACGCCTTGATTATTTTAGAAACTCCCATAGCGTCATAGCCAAAAAAGACCACATCAAGCTGATTATCCTCTACATAATCTACAAACCAGCGATACACTTCCTCTGGATTAATAAGCCCTTGTGGATGGCTCGTAATCGTACAATAGCCCTTGGTTTCCAAGTCACGATAATTGACGCCATCTTGTTTTTCTTTGGCTTCAAGTGAGCCTGCTTGTTGCCACGGAATGAAACTATGCTGTTCTATATGCCATTTTTGGCTACCGTCTGCCCCTAGATAAGGATAGACAAAGCCAATTGCGGTGTTGTCGCTAAACATTGAGGCATCAAGCCCAACATAAACACGCCTGCCACGTATATCAAAATCAGAAATGACCGAGCGCTCGATGTCTTCCAGCTTCAAGAAGCTGTTTTCATCTTGTTCGCCCCAAAGGTTCATATTCTTGATTAGAAAATCGTTGATATTCCCAGATAAAAGGTCAGCATCTCTCTTATCCATAAGCCCTTTTAAAAGCGTATCATGTTCACTTTCAAGGTCTAATAAGGGGTTCGACTTGCTCCATGTTTCAGGCATATAAATCTCATCTATGCTATCCTGCGACCAAACGAGGCACAATTGAGTATCACCAGCCCTGTCGTTACGCTCCATAATCCCTTGCATCATCCGTTCATCATGCCTTAATGGTGAAGTTGGGTTAGGATAAGCGGTGGAGATTTGAATAAATTGGCGGTTTGGTATTTTAACCTGTCCAGAAACAATTTTTGAGATGCTTGTGCGGTCTTTCAAATCACCCGACTCGTCCATAATCGCGTTAGTCAAGTAAAGTGGAATCCATCATAGTTACCACTTTCGCTCGAAATAGCCCGTAAAACATTGTTATTAGTTCTCGTGATGACTTGTTCTGACTGAATAGACAAATCCAACTCTTCAGCTAAAGATTTAAATGGCTCTTTAGTGATTATCTGTTTAAGCATATTCTTAATATAGCCCATTAACTTCATTGTCTGTTTGAAGTTGATTGAGCTTACAAGATAATCTTGGTTAGATAGTCCAAGTCCTTCGAAAAGATAAGAGAAACACATAGAAATAGCCTGAATGTACGTTTTCCCTTGACTACGACCAACAGATACAATGACCTGTGAAAAGCGTTTGCCACCCGTTTCATTGCGCCAGCCAAAAGATTGACTAAGCAAAAACTCTTGCCATGGCATAAGCGCTGTTGGCTGTCCCGTGTCAACGTTTGGACAGATTTTAGCAAACTTAAGCACTTTACCAGCTTCTGCCAAGTCGTAACGATAAGGAAAATCGGAATTCCCTTGATGTTTTAAGTCTCTCAAGTGCCTTAGACAAGCAAGTTGCATCATGTAACCAGCTTGTGTTTTCCCATCCATCACATCAAAAGCGTATTTAGTCCCTGGGTCTTGATATTTTTCTCTAACTTCCGAAAAGTCACTGTCTTGATATATCTTTGTTATTGTTTTATTCGTTATTTGTTTAGTTTCCACTTTTTAAATCACCCCCCTTCTAATAAAAAAAGAACAATTAAAATAATTGCTCTAATTTTGTTTCTATATCGTCATAATATTTTATTCGGATTAACTCAATTTTCTTTTTCGTGCAATAGTTATCCTTGATTTTGTCGCGTTTGCTTTGGATTTTAAACGCTTCAACGCCTCCCCATCTATCAACTGGTCGGTCGTGTTGCTCGCCATCGAACTCAATCAACGTGTTCATTGTTGGCAAATAAAAATCAAAAGGTAAAGGCTTTTTGTATCGGCAATCATCAAACCTGACCTGCTCCTCAAAAAATACGCCTTTTGACAGTAAGAATTCTTTAACTCTACGTTCTCCACGATATTCATTGCATTTTTTACATCTGACTCCGTTTTTAAAATTATGCGGAGTAACCCAAAAAGTGCCATTGCAAAGTTTATGTTTTACCAATATCGGTTCAGTTGATTTTATATATTCACCGATAACGACGTATTCATCGTGACAGTTTTTGTCTATAAACCTTTGGAAATCGGTCTTGCACGAAATTCTATCATCTGTCTTTGTCAAAGAAATTTCATCCAGCTTTTTTAGGCTGATGGATCTTTTTTCGCACTCACAATAACCACCGCCTTGGCGTAATGTCCCGTAACATATTTGATAAGTGTTTCCACACTTTTTATGTTTGATTGTTATGTTGCCTTTTGAATTTTTATATCCGCCAATATAATCATACTCATCCCCCAACGTTTTATTTACTTTGCTTTGAATATCTTTGCTCTTATGTGTCCTTTGTTCTTTCAACTTGTTTTGTCGGCACTCAGGACATCCTTTGCCTCTTAATAAGTTATCTGGACTTATTTTGTATTTATGGCCACATTTCTTATTAAACACTTCGATTTTTGTTTTTGCATTGCTGTATTTTTCTAAAATATCATATCCACCACAAAATCTTTCGTGGACTTGTTCCAGAAAAATATCATTTGTCTTATTTTTCCCAGCGCAATAAGGGCAAGCTTGGCCTCTAAGTAAATGGGTAGGCGTGTTTTCCCAAACCTCCCCACACGTACAACATTTCAACTTCACCTTTTCTCTAGCAAACTTATACTCAGAAATGACTTTATATTTTCCACCGTTGATAGCTTTTATTTCTTCAATGAATTCTTTGTGTGTCTTCCGTCTGCTCATTCTTTCGTTCTTTCTATATTGTATTTACTTAATCTTACAATATAATTATAACATATCCTCTTTACAATGCAATACTTTTATTGTATTATATTAAAAAGGAGGTTACCATGGCAAAAAAACGTATGACGTTCACGCTCGATGAAGAGCTATTGGCTAAACTAAAAGAGACATCAGAAGAAACAATGATACCGCAAGCTAAGATAGTTCAAAAAGCTATCGAAAAACAACTAAAAGAGATGGGGAAATAAATTCCTCATCTTTTTAACTATTTAAAAAATCCTGCATCATTTCAGCAGTCGATTTTTCAGGTTTGCTACTATCAGCAATCGTCAGCAACTCTGCCCTTCCTTTAGGTGTCAGACCTAGTTGAATGCCTATTTTATTAAGGGTTTCGGCAGCATCTTTCATCGTCGCAACGGCTGGATTCTTCTTAAATCCCATTGATTGCTCGCCTAAAATCTCACCACTTCCGGGAGACTGGATGTATTTAATAATCTCGGTTTGGATACCGTTTTCTTTCACGTCTTCATAGGCTTTTTTATAAATCTCATAGGTCGTGCAGTAAGTTTCCACTAGAAACGTGTCAATGCGTTCGACCTTTTCTGTCGCTTTTAAATACGGAATGATTTTAGTCCAAACTGACCTCGCCACTGTGCCCAAATAGTTCGGTGGGTCAATGGGTAGAAAGCGGTCATTTTGCTCATAAAACGGTTTCCGTTTGGCTGGTGACTTATTCGCCATCTTCTCACCTCCTAAATTAAAAATAGACCCTTGTTAAAACCCTCAAAATTGGCGTGCGGTGTAAGAAAACACCTTGTGGCGGCTCTCCTTGGCACGAGAAAGGGGCGGGGGTCAATTTTAAATCGTGTCGAGGGTTATTATACCACCCTTATTATAAAATCGTGCTATGGGCTTATTAGAGGGGTTTAACGATGTCCTCTTTTTTTCGTGCTATTAAACCCGCCCACGCTGCCACGGAAAGTCGTAGCTCGGTGTTCTGTTTCGTTCTATTTTGACCAGTACCGTAGATTTCTTGTTCTAATGTACGTTTGGTGTTATCGCAGCTTCTGCACGTTGCTACCACGTTTGAAATTTCCGTCCTAAGTTCTGGAGCTATTTCAACGGGTGTTACGTGGTCGCCTATACGAGCGTCTGGTGTGGTCACACCCAACGCTAGACAGTACTGACATAGATAGTTGTCACGTTCTAATGCAATCTTACGAATAGAAGACCAAGTCTTTGAGCGATAGAACGCATAACGTTCCTTGCTCTCATCATCTCTGTTCCTCACTCGCTTGTTGTATCTTGTGCGTGAGTACCTCTGTCTCTCTTCCATGTATGCTACTTCCATACTATGATGTGTAGTGCAGTAGTGTGCTGGTCTCTCTGTTAAGGCACGGCACCCCTCTGCCTTACATCGTCTGACCATCGGCATGGCATACCTCCTTTCAGATAAAGTAAAAGAAGAACACTCTTGTGTCCTTCTAAGTTGATAATACTATATTACCACGACCAGAGTATGATGGAGTATGGATTGGTATATACCGATATAGATTAGTCCAAATACTTCTCACTTTGTCTTAGCTTAACGTAGTAGGTAGCCTTACTAAAGCCCATGCGGTCACATATCTGCCAGATATCTAGCTGGTCTATGTATACCATTTGCAGTAGGGACCTAGCATCTATATCCCCCACGTTTGCTATCTGTCTGCGAAACTCTCGACGTTGTTTGATAGCTTCCGCAACGAATTGTTTCAGCTCTTCTTTTTCCGTTATCAATTCGGTGTACAGGTCATCTTTAGCTTTTCTCTTCCCACCTTGCACCATATCTGTCTGCATAGCACCAGCAGTTACTTTGAGCGCTTGTGATTCCAGTCGTTTAATCTGTTCTGTCTGACTGTCAATGTATCTATCAAGTGCCTTGATTTGTTGCAGCCGTTCCACTGTTCTCATAAATACGTTTCCTTTATGGTATAATAATATTATCAGCGTTTGAACAGTCCTAGGCATTAGTCTGGGTCTTTTTTTATACAAGAATAAAGAAGGATTAGGGTACCACCTCCCATGCATTAGATTTAGCCATGCCACCAGCAATGCAAGGCTAGGGTAATAAAATAAAAAAGGATTCCTCGATTCTAATTATTTATTTACTGGATTTTTGATGTCGAGGTCTGTCAGCTCGACGAGTGTCGAAAAAGTGTTCAAGCCACTAAAAGTTAGTGTTTGACAGACAATAGCTAGTGAGGGAGTCGAACCCTCGTAAACCGTTCTAGCTACACGCCTAACGCATAGGCTTTATATAAGGCACGCTTAACACTAGCCTTATTTTTGCCTAACTCGCCCTTAGTGCGGTATTCAAGAGTAATGCGATCAACTTCATCGTCCAACCTCTCACTCCACTCGTAGTTATTGAATACATAATCAATAATTTCGCTAAACAGCTCTCTGGACAGCAATCCTTCAAGTTGAATTACCTTGCGAGGTGTTAGAGCGGCTTTCTCCGCATAGCAACAATTGAGGGCGTTTTGGGTTCTGTTAGCATTTTTCTGGTCGTAGCCCTTAACCTCTCTAATGTAGTTGTTTAGATTGTTTGGGTGCTCCTTGCGTAGTTCTTCCACTTCTTCCTGGAACCGTTTAAATAAGTGTTCTGGCAGTCCTGCGTTGGCTTTATCCAACACTGGGCGCGTGGTTTTACCTCTTGTGTAATTAGTAGACAGATAATCTTGGAGGTCGTCGAATAGTTCATCAGAAATGATGCCTTCTAACCTGTCGACAGTCGCTGGCGATATCCTCGCACGTTCCACGACTGCGCTATTAAATGCTTGGTAAATGATGCGGGCTTGTACTTCACTGCACTGTCTGACATCTTGAAAAAACTGTTTATAAGAGCCTTTTTTATACGTCTCTCTCAGCGCCGCATGCTCACTGACTAACCGTTGATATAATTCCTCGGTCAACCCGGAATATTTGTATTTCACACTCATGAGCCACGTCCTCTTAAATAGCTCGGGATGTCGTCCCCGACCTGCACGCTATCGTACTGCTCCTTGCTTACTAGAAATTTCCCGTAAGCACCACAATCAAGCGTGTAGAGTTTCCCGACCATTTCTTTGCCGGTAATCTTTCCGTGCAGTACAGTGGCGTTGTCAGCCTTGTGCACCACGATAGCTTCTACTGGTCTGTTGACCACGCTGATTACTGTACCAATGTTGATGGCTAGGGAGATAACCAGTAGTGCAGTAGCTATGCCTAGTTGGTTATCTCTTTTTGGTTTCCTTGACAAAGTTGTCATCAATCATCACTCCTTTTCTGTCTTTAATGTCGTTATAAGCAATTGTGAGGCACTCTTCCACGTCGTACCCTAATTGTAGACATAGAACAATCAGCGTCACAATCGAGTCCCCTATAGCATCTTTTAATGACCATTCTGGGTTTTCGAAATCAGACGGTCTCAGAAATACGTCTCTGATTTCCCCGACTTCTTCCGTGACTTTCATCCATTGAGTTTTGGGATTGCTCTTGTCCAACCCGTGACTGGTAGCCCATTCGTTGACTTTGTCGATTAACTCTGAGAATGTGTTATCAGTGTCGTAGCCTAGTAAGTAAGGAATTGATACATTGAAATGGTCAGCTAGTTTTTTAGCGTTGCTTCCTTTAATTTCATGAGTGCCATGTTCCCAATTTAAGATGGTCAGCTTTGTAACCTTCATCAATTCTGCCAGCTCTACTCTGGTCATTCCCCTTGATTTTCTTAACTGTTTAAGTCTGTTCATTGTGCTATTCCACCTCCTCGATTTCAAACATCGGATTATCAAACACTTCACCGAAACCAGCATCTTCTAGCTGTTTGCGGGTGTGGTGTGTTCGTGCTGCCACACTGCTAATCTCATCGTTTAGATACCATCTATCATCTTCGATGAGATAGTTCAAATAGCTACGCTTACTCGTAAGCCCTTTAAGTCTGACTGTATATCTAGGCTCTTTCTCGACTGTATAACCCTGACGGTGCATGTCGACGAGGGTTTGAATAGCATCCCAGTTTTCCCCGAACCAAACACTGAAAGGGCTATTGTCGTTGTGGTCTTCGCCATACCAATCGCAGAGAAATTCTAATAAATGGAAGTCAAACCTTTCTTTATGTTCCTCATACCAATCCGCCACATACTGCGGTACTACTGGTTTAGGAAAGAATGAGTCGTATAGGTCTTCTGCGTGAGCTATTGAGAGGCGTCCCGCTGTTGCTAGTTTCTGTACTGCTTCACTTCTATCCATCATGCTTCCACCTCTTCCATTTCCACTGTATACATCCTTGAATTGCGATATTTAACGCCTCTCAAACGATGTAGCTCATTGATAGCGTCGTTCTTGTTATTGAAAATATGTTCACTGTCTGGCATATTGTCATAGTAAACAATTACTTTGTATCGCATAGTTTCATCATTCCTTTCAATAATTCTTCGTCCGGCAGCTGCTCCAGCGTCAATATGCGGTTTAATTTCTTGGTGTTAATGCCTAATTTCGCACTAATCAAATCCATGTCCTTACGATTAGCCCAGAACCATCTCGAAAACTCTTGCGTTTGACCTAATATGCTTGTGTGCCCATAACTGCCCGGTGCGTATACACCAACCAACTTGTCCTTGTATTTGCTGTTCATTCAAGCTCCTTGATTTCAAATTCAATGCGTGGATTAGGACTGTACTTCTTGCGAGCTCTCAACTCGCACACAATACTGTCATCCGTCCAGACAATCCCTTTCTTATCCACTTTGTTGTAGCCAGCGTTTGAAATACTATCAAAGAGTGCTTTTACCAGATTGTCAATATCGGGACGCACGGCATGCCAAAGCTTTTCAGCCATAAACCGTTTAAACATATCCCACGTTTTAGCTCTAGCCTTCGGCGTGGGCTTTTTTGATACATTCAAAGGTGCTTTCATGTAAAAAGTGACATCTACCGAAATTGGCCCATCAAAGAATTGTCCATCATACTCTTGCTCAATGAGTTGTGAGCATTGTCTACGCCACGCCTTCATTTTTGGGTCTTCATAGGTGCCGAATTTGCTGAATCGTGGTCTTGTTTGAGGTTTTGGCTCGATGTTTAAAATCATCTTCATAGCTTCACCTAGAATGGCAAATCTGAATCTTGAATATCCATAGGATTGCCTTGCATTGGATTGTTGCCCCCAAAGTTTGGCGCTTGCTGTTGTGGTTGTTGACTATATCCGCCATTGGCTTTGCCGCCTTCACGAGCTGCACGGCTTTCCAACATTTGGAAGCTCTCAGCGACAACTTCGGTCACGTAAACACGTTGACCTTGCTGATTTTCGTAGCTACGGGTCTGAATGCGTCCAGTAATTCCAATCAACGCCCCTTTTTTAGCCCAATTAGCCAAATTCTCAGCTTGCTGACGCCAGATAACGCAATTAATAAAATCTGCTTCACGCTCGCCGTTAGCGTCTTTAAAATTGCGGTTAACCGCAAGACTGAAAGACGCTACTGCGACATTGTTACCGGTGTATTTTAGTTCTGGGTCACGGGTTAGGCGACCAACTAATACAACATTATTGATCATGTTTGTTTTTCCTTCTCTATTCACGATTTAAGAAATCGTCCAATGTTAGAACCTCATGCAGTTTCTTTTGAGACTTACAATAATCACAATGTCCACACTTCTTAGGTTCCTCGTTTCCAAGTGCCACTTGATACACTCTAGGGGCGTGTCTAGTGATGTAATCAAGCCCTTCTTCTAGCCATTCTTCCGTCAATTCAATAATTTCCTTATCTGGCTGTTTCTCTTTCGAGACTGCCACGATAAACGGTTTATACGTTGGATAGTCCATTTGTCGTAGTAGCTCTAAATATGTCCCTAACTGGACATGGTATTGAAACCCTAGAATGTTATTGACTGCAGTTGGTACTTTGGCATGTAATTCCTCAGACCATTCCTTGGTCCAGATAGATTTCATGGTTTTTAAATCGACCACATAGCCTTTTGAAAAGTTGATGCTATCGAGCTTGCCCTTAAATGGCACACCAGCGATGAAACCAGTGACAATCTTTTCTTTTTCAACCTTATCGCCTTTTTTCCCGTGATAAAGGTTGTTGAAAAGTGTGTCACCCTTGAGCGTTTCGATAACTTTTTCAGCTAACTTGAAATCTGATAGCAATCCATAAGGTTTTCGACTATAGAACAAGGCTTTTTTGTTTTCCTCTTTGAATTTCTCATGAGCTTCTTCGCTCTCGAAATAGCTATGGACATAGTTGCCAAAGAGTAACGGTTTTTGATCTCGTTCATCGTTCCAGATACCATCATCGATAGCTTTGGCTCTAGCTTCACATTTCATGTATTCCTTGAAACGACTTACAGACATATAGGTTTTGTCAGAGTAGTAGTTATCTTCTGCCAAGATTGTTAAATCAGTCATTTTCTACTTCTTTGATTTTGGTTGAATCACCTTCAAACAAGCTAACTTCTTCGATGATTTCACCCGTTTCAGCGTCTACGGCTTTATCTGTTTCAGATTCGGCTTCATCGCTCATTAGGTCGCCCAAAAGTGTTTGAGTGTCTTCGTTTTTTGGCGTTACGTCAATAGGGTCAGCTTTGACTTCCTCAGTTTGGTTGTCTGAGATGAGACCCTCTTGCATTTCTGTCGAGAGTGGGGCGTACTTACTCAAAATGCTCTTAAGTACGGTTTTTTGAGCCATAGCGTCGAAGTCAGTAGACCAAGGCCCTCTTGCATAAGTCTTTGAAAAGCGTTTCCCGTGGCTTTCTGCTTGCTCTTTTGTCCAGAAAGTCAGTTTCTTAAAGCCATTTACAAGCTCGAATGTTGCAAAGTAACCATAGACTTCATCTTCTGGTTGCGTGAAATCAATGTCTAGTGTTTCAAATAGCGGGTCATACGACTTGAATTGTGCCTTGTAGACCTTCCCTGAATTAATGGCTTTAAATTGACCTGAGCGGATAGCTAACTGAATAAGCCCTTTATAGCCAAGTTGAAACTGTGCATCTTGTTTGTAAGGTACGATGTAGGCGAATCCTAAACTTGGTTCGATTGGCAAATTCAAAACTGCTGCTTTCATTGCTGCTGTCATGATGGAAGTGTTGCTTGCTCGTGCTAGTAGATTGTTGTTGTTCACGATTGACAGAATACTGGCTGTAAATTGTCGCTCATTCCCGTTCAATACCTCTTGAAATTTCTGTTTTACTGCCGGTGTGTTAAAAAAATCTTTGTGTGCTAATTGATTTGTCATGTTGTTCTCTCTTTCATTTTTTGTAAAAGTGTTTTCTTGCGTGTTTTTGAATTTTCATTTTTGTCCAAGGTATATTTATACCGACAAGGTGTTTCTTCTTCTCAGAAGTGCTTTCTTGATACCCTCTCGCACCTTAAAATTGATTTTACGGTCGTTTCTTTCTTGGCGGTCTAGCGAATGGGCTGACTGTACCTTCTTTCAATTTTGCGTGAATGTAAATTCTGCGACCTCTATCGTCTAATTCCTCTGAAATGATTTTATAGAGTTCTAATCGTTTTTCAATCTTGGTAATATGTCTGCGTACACTTGTTTCAAAGTACCAACACTTTTCTAGTTCGTCATAACGGACAACTGTTTCTCGTTCTTCTGGTAAGTAACCCATTTTCTTCTCCTTTTCCTAGCGTGCACCAAAAATCATTGTAGATTTCTTAGCGAAATACATATATTCGTTGATTTTGCTGATGAATGAGTATAAATCTAGCTCATCCATCATTTTTTGTTTATGCTCTTGCGAGAATGCAAGCCCGTGAATGCGCTCGTAGTCTTCAAAGAGCTTTAGTTTTACTTCTTCTTCCGTCATTTTAAAGCATCATCCTCTTGTCCTGTTGTGTCTTGAATTGATAAACATGTTCATTCGTAGTTCCAAGCCCTGTCTTTTTGAAAACTCGAGAATAGACACGCTTCCCATAAGTGCCCATGATGTCTCGTGGGCTTAGGTTGGTGGTAATGATAGTTTTGGTACGCTTGTTTAAAATGCTATACAAGATACCATTAGACCACTCTGTCACTTTTTCAGTCCCTAAATCATCGAGCACTAGCCATTCGGCTTCCGATATGCGTCTGATATATTCAGCTTCAAGACTGAAGTCCTCTTTGATTTTTGCTAGTAGGTCAACCACGTTGATGAATAGCCCCATCTTTTTCGTGTGATCAGACAAGGCTTTGAGTGCGGAATAAGCTAGATGGCTTTTGCCCACTCCAGTATCTCCGATAAGCACAATATTGTAGTCTTGACCGTCGAGATAGCCTTTGAGTTGACTTCTAACATTTTTCAAGTCTTCTTTCTGCTCTCTGGTCACTGCCTTGTAATTGTCAAAACTAGCATTCTTCAAATCATCATCCAGTAGACTGAAATCTTTGAGGAAGTACAGGCGTTTCTGTTCTTGCTCTCGTTCGTACTGCGCTTGTGCTTTGATGGCGTTCTGTTGGTCTTGTTCTTCCCGATGGCACAACTCACACACTGTGTAGGGCTTTGAGTTCGGAAACTGAATCGTGACATAGTGCCGTTGGTGCTTGTCACAGTATTTATCGCTAGGCTTCATGTATTGCCTTCGCATTTGTTTAGCAGTTTGTTCTAAACTCATAAGCAGTACCTCTTAATACTTGCTACAAGCTGGGCCAAATTTAACGGGTTGGTCGTCATTATTTTTACGACTGTCAAATTTACGTTGTTCTTCATCTTGCTGGGCAACGGTATGTATTCCGTTTTGTGCCCATGCTCTTAAGATGGAGTTGATATACCCAAAACCTCTTTTTGAGTTATCGGCAGCTCTATCTATGGCACGTTTAACCAACATGATTTCTAACTTATCGAAATCGATATAGCCTTTCAGTTTTTCCATTTGGTATCCATCGATAGGCCCGATTCTTTCTTGGTAATATTCAAAAATATTAAAATCTGATTGACTATCAGCAGCAGAAGAAGAAGAAATTTGACTATTTTCTGATGTTTCATCCTCTCTACTGTTAAATTTACTTAAATTATATTTACTTTCATTATCTTTACTTATATTGGGGCAACCACTGGTTGTCGTTTGGTTTACCAGTGGTTTACCAGTGGTTTCATCGGTGTTCCCCTCTAGCAATTCTTTATAAATGCTAGGCACATATCTGTCTTTTCTGACAGTGTTTTGCTCGTGAAAGTCAACCACGAAATAAACCATTTCATCGTTAAGAGGTTTTACAAATTGCTTGATGACTAGAAGCCCTAAATTATCCTCGTTAGCTCCTATCATTCTAAGAATAGGGAATGCTTCCACCACTCCATCGTCATCGCAATTTTGGATGAGGTGAAAATAAAGAGCTTGTGCTTCTAGGGGCAAGCGTAAGAATCGATGCGTTTGGGTAACAGTTTTACTTATCATTCTACGGTTTCCCATTTTTACCTCCTGCGTAATAGTATTTCTGATTATCTGCCATATTTAATGCCTACCCTCCCACCACTACATACTTAATTATTTTTCGTTATATTTCTTAAAGCTAAGTGTAAGAGCTGTAATACCTGCTGCAATGACGATCAATCCGAGCGTACTTGTAATTCCTTCACGCTCTCCAGTGTTAGGAAGTGTGGCTTCATAAACGGGCGTATTTGCCACCTCTTTCGGCTCAGAATCGTTTTTATAAACAACCTCGGTAATTTCTACCCCTTTAGTTTTCGGAGCGTCTGCGGGCTTATTAGGCACCTCTTTCGGTGTCACTGGTTTTTCTGGTGTTGGTTTAGTTGGTTCCTCTGGGATTTCCAACTCTGGCAAGTCCAAGATAGGTGCATCGTTTGGTACCACTCCACCTTCAAATGGTGGTAGCTCACGTTCTTCCGGAATACCGGGGATACCGCCGTTAAATTCTGGTTTCTCACGAACTTCTGGAATGCCCGGAATACCACCTTGGAATTCTGGAATTTCCACTGTAGGAGGGTCGAGCGGAACGATACCACCGTTAAACTCTGGCGTTTCGTCTGTTGGTGTTTCAACTGGTGTAGCTGAAACATTTTCGTATTTGTCGACTTTTACAGTAGGTGCTACTGGTTCTTCGATAGTTGGTGCTACTGGTTCAACTGGTTTGATTGGGAGTGTTGACACTGGAATTGTTGAGTTGATAGCGAACCACTGCCAAACACGGCCATCATTCCCGAAGTGGAAGCTCATTTTTCCGTCTTTGGTAAGCCCAACGATACCGCCCTTATAAAAGTTGGGGCTGTCGAAGTTGTCCCACTCACCGATAACACTTTCATCATTTGAGCTATCAGCGTATGCTTTATTTCCTTCGTGGTTTACGATTGTTGACCCGTTGATTGTGATAAACCCTGCTTCATTTGAAACATATTCAATCTTGTCAGCATAAAGCTCACCTTTACCACGGTTCAAAGAGTTGAAACCGAATAAAGCATCTTTAGTGAGTGTAATGAGTTGCTTGTTAGCGTCATAGAATCGAACGTTAGTAGCTACGTCAATAGCTTTACTGAAGTTCATAAGACCGATTGTAATTGTTGGATCATTGTACAGAATTGCGTAAGTATCAGTGTCCGGTGTGTAGTCGTACTCTACGGCAGCAATTTTTTGACCATTGTAAGTGCTGTTTTCAAGCCCTTCATAGCGAACTGTTGTAGTTTCACCAGCTTTTAGGGCTACGTAAGTACCGCCGTTGATAAATTCGCTATCTGGATTGAGGACAGTGTTAACCAAATAATCTTTATCCCCTACTTCCGCAGTCTTAGCGGCGTCTTGCACTTCCTTTTCATCAACCACGTTGCCTTTTACGACTTCATGAGTTGCATTTGGCTCGCTGGCATTGTTGTATACCAAACCTTGCTCAGCTACTTCTGAAAGATTACCTTCTTTCTTGGTATTTTCTTCTGCTTCTGCCATGTTTTTCTCATAAGCAACCTTGTCTTCAACGTATTTAGCTTTGTCAGATTCATATTTAGCTTGAGCGTCAGCATAAGCTTGTTTGTCTGCAGTGTATTGGCTAACCACTGAATTAATTTCGTTAGCTTTTTCATTCATTGCTGCTTGTGCCTGATTTTGAGTAAGGTTGTTAACTGTATTACCAGTTTCGACATTTACACCGGCAGCCTTAGCATTATCAACTGCTGCAGTAAGCTGTTCAGTTTGTTGAATTGGTGTTACTGTGATTTTCCCAGCTACTTCTGTGTAAACATTGCTAGTTGATTGTGCTTCGTCAGCGTGAACTACTGCACCACCGAGGAACGCTGTGGCTAACGCAATTGCTGAAAGTGTTGTAATTTTAGATGTTTTCATGATATACTCCTTGTATAGATGTTTTTTTCTTGCATGGGCCCTAACCCATGCTTTTTTTAGTGCCTTCAACGTGCACCCAAAGCCCCACCGCAGAATATTTCAATGTTTTATTAGACTGTAATGGGAATATTAGGAAAAAAGTAATTTAGTATAGTTTTTTTGGGGAAAAATTATGGGTATAAGTTACACTCCACGATGAGGCCGTGGCTGCACGTTGAACGATTGATGTTAGTTTGTATATTTCTGTTTGAGTCGTTCTTGTTTTTCTTCTTCAGTTTCGACAACTTCAAAGAAATAATCTCTTTGCTTTGGCTTTTTCTTGCCAAACAAGAATTTTAGTAGATGTTTCAAATCAATGTTTCTCCCAATCCGTGCATTTTGTTGTAACGATCTCGGCTAGGCTCTGATGCGTTTTTTTCGAAAGTCCAAACTGGAACTTCTACTGTTTCTGCTTGCTCTTGTTTCTTGTTTGACCAAATCCAGTTAAAAATTTTCATGTTATTTCTCCTTCTTGCTTTTAAAATACATGGACACCACGCTCAGCCCATTTGTCACGCAAGCGGTTTTGAGCGTCCCCGCTATACCCACAGATATAAAACGACAATCCAAAGTTTTCTTTGCTATGACGTTTATTGATGAGTTCTTCTTCGTAAGCCTCAGCGAATGCTTTGACTTCGTTCAAGTTCTCACCGCATGGGTAGAATAGCCAGTCGCCATCTACCACTACGTGCCAGTTATCACCGAGCACGGTTTCGATTTTCTTGTATTCAAATTTAGCCATGATGTTATTTCCTTTCTGTTTTCCCTAACCGCACTAGCTCACTGCTACGGCTAGGGGTGTGTTTCATGCTATATCTTGCCAGTGGTTGTTAAACCACTGTCTCACTGGGTCTCTGGGATACCTAACTTGGCTCCCTCGACCTTTGTCGATTTTCGGAAAACCATCTAAATTGGTTATCCGTAGAAACTCGGTATAGTTGCCGATTCCGAGCATTGACTGACACTGTTTGGCAGTTAAAATCATGGGTAGCGTTTCGTCTATGTCGAACGCTTTTGTCTTGTCTGCTATAACAGTGGTCAGCATACTGTCAAACTGGTCAGCTAGTGGTTTGAATGGGTCTGTCATAGGCTTTTCAACCCTTTTTCTAGAGCTATAAGCTCTTTTTGTTTTGGTGTCTCACGAATTTCAAACTTAGTGAAATCGTCGT